CAGCAAAGTCAGCGGGTACTAATTCTATTGCTATCGGTACAGGTGCAAAGGCAACCGGTGAAAGTACTGTAGGGACAAATATTCCGACAAGTACGGTGGCTATCGGTCATGGTGCACAAGCTTTGGAAAACGGGGATATTGTTATCGGTCGTTCCGCAAAGAGTATTGTTTCTACAGAACATGGTAATCCCGGCTCCGGCGCTGTTGTTATGGGGGCGGATGCTGCTTCCTACGGCGCTCGTGGTGATGTGGCTATCGGTGCATCTGCGGAAACAAATGTAAAAATTAAGAATGATGGTGGTACTGTTAATCCTAAATATGCTCAAGGTGTAGCTATTGGTAGCACTGCGAAAACTTATGGCACACAGTCTCTTGCACTCGGTGCAGATACAAGAGCTATCGGTAATTCATCTGTTGCTATTGGTGGTAATGCCTATGCTTATGGTGATTCTTCTATAGCAATTGGTGGGGATGATGTAGATGAGGCTGTAACAAAAGAAATTACATCGGAAGAATGGTTCTTAATAGAAGCTATCCGAAATTACAGAAAAGCCTATCCTAATGGAGCAAGAATGCTAACGGCTGAAATTCAAGAATTACTCAACGAATTGATGGATTTGGATTACAAAGAAAATCAAGAAGAGGAGAAAGAAGCCAAAGATTAACAAAAAGCCCCTTCGGGGGCTTATCAAAATATCAAAATATGGAAACAACAACAAGACAACAACAGGAAAGAATAACAATGAAACAGCAGCTTTGGGATATTATTGTAGAAGTATCTTGGGGGGAAATATCAGAACAATATTTTAAAAAATCTCGTTCTTGGCTTTCTAAAAAGATGAATGGCAAGGGATTTAATGGAGAAGAAGGGGATTTTACTCCAGAGGAGAAAGAGATTTTAAAAGGCGCCTTGGTGGATTTGTCCGAAAGAATAAAAAAGGCTGCTTACGGTATTCAGTAGTTCTTATATACTGATTTTTTATTACACCCGCCCTGCATTTGCAGGGCTTTTTTTGTCTTTTGCCAGAGATTTCCCAAGAATTATCTTTGAGGCATGGAATTGTCAAAATTCAAGAAAGACAGCAGTTTTCAGCGTATAAAGGCGAGTTACATAGATGAGAGTTCAGTGGAACTGACCGAGCGTGAGGCGGAGAAAAAGAAGAGGATGAGCCACGCATGGTCACTGAGATTGAACAACAAATACTCTACTTATCAAGTAATTCAGATACTAATGAGAGACCACGGGATTTCTCAGGCTTCGGCGTATCGTGAGTATAATATGTCCATGCAGATTTTTGGAGAGCTGGAGGCTACCACATTAGCAGCAGAACGACAAATACTGAAAGAGGCTTTCTGGAACGAATACCAGAAGGCTGTAAAGGCTGGCAATGGAGACCTTGCAGTTAAGGCACTAAAAGAGTATAAAGAAATATCTAATATTGATAAAAATGAAAACGAGATAGACCCTAATAAGATACAGGCGCATGAGTATAACATCAAAATGCCGAGAAGAATTTATAAAATGATGGATAAGGAGTTTGCGTATGGTGTGGTAGATTTTAATAATTTAGAAATCGAGGATGCAGAATTTAGGGAAGTAGAAGAAACGGAAGATGATGATGAATAGAGAGATTAGCAATTTGATAAAGCCACAGAAAGATATTTTGCTCAATCCCATGCAGATGGCAGCAGTGCTGGCAAACCATCGCTATAAAATTCCTTATATCACGATAGAAGCAGCGAGGGGGTCGGGTAAGTCTACCGTATTGGGGTGGTTTTTAAAGGAAGCCGTGAGGCAGATGCCACGCTCTACTGGTGTGATTGTGGGGGAGACCTTTGTGCAGATAAAGTCCAGAACCCTGCCATCTACCAAGGAGGGGCTGGAGATGTTTGGGCTGTATGAAGGTTATGACTATGTAGTGGGAAAGAGTGGGGTATCTATGGGCTTCGAGCGACCATTCCAAGCGCCCGACAGCTGGAATAATGTAATTCATTTCAGAAATGGCGCCATTGCGGTGATGGTTTCGCTGGACAATCCCAATTCAGGAAGGGGATTGAATTCTTATTGGGTAATGGGCGACGAGGCTGTATTGCTTACCTACGACCGATTATTCAACAATGTTTTGACAACTAACAGGGCAAAGAAGGAAATATTCAAAGGCAAATCTATGCTTCATGCCGAGATATTCGTTTCTTCCGTGGCGATGACCAAGAAGGGGGAATGGTTCACTAATAGGGAGAAAATGGCAATGGAAAACCCAAAAGAGTATACCTTTATCAAAGCATCTTCGAAAGTAAATATCCACAACCTAAAGCCTGGCTGGATAGAGAAGATGAGAAGAGAGGCGCTCTCAAAGACTATGTTTGAAGCTGAGATACTGAACATCCGCCCTGGGAAGATTGCTGATGGCTTCTATGCACAGCTCAGCAAGAAGAATTATTATAAGTATAAATATGATATCGAAGCCTTGGGGAATTTGACAGAAAACTATGTGCCGAGCAGTAAGTATGACACTGACCTGGTGCGTGGTGTTCCGCTTCAATTCAATTTGGATTTCGGGGGAAGAATTAACTGTGGGACAGTGTCGCAGCATTTAGAAAGCCAAGGAGAGATAAGATTCATCAAGGAGTTCTTTGCGAAGAACCCTGATAAACTTTCCGATATGGTTAAGCAGTTTATCGACTACTATAAACACCACCAATCCAGCTGTAATGTGGTGCATCTGTATCACGACCGCTCTGGTTACAAGTCCGAGGCGAACTCCAAGACTACATTGGCAGAAGATGTAGAGAATGCGCTCCGTTCGGCTGGCTGGATAGTGATTAACCAGACACCGAACACGAATAATCCCGAGCATATACAGAAATTCAGATTGATTAACGAAATTCTTTCCGAGCAGAATTCTCGGCTTCCTATTGTTAGGATAAATGAAAACCAGTGTCCTAATTTGATTATATCAATGGAGAATGCACCACTGACGAGCGATGATGCTTTTAAGAAAGACAAATCCTCCGAGCGAAGCAGTACCATTCCACAGGAACATGCCACTCACTTTTCGGATACGCTGGATTACTGTTTGTTTTGGCAGTTCAGTTATCTTTTGGATTACGATTACTCCGATTCCTTTATTATTACCAATATTTAGAACCTACAGAGTCTCCTCATTTCGAGGAGATTTTTTTGTTTTTGGCTTTTCAGCATTTCGGGAAGTCCCTTTCATATTTCGGTAAAAAATAAAACTGCAATTGTAGAAAAAACTAAGGCGGCTCGTGGGGGCTTTTGCACACTTTGAGAAAAAAACAAAAAATTCATAGGTTAATAGTTTGATAAACAAATGATTAGTTTCAAAATTTTGAGAAAGAGCCTTGTTTTTTGGTGTTTTTTGGTGTGTCTTTTATGCTTTCAGTGTGTTGTTTGATATTTGCGCCATGGAAAAAACGCTGTTTTTATCTGATGTTCTCACGGAAATGAAAAAAGTAGACACCCGCAAAAATCCTGTCCCTTTTTCTCTAAAAATTAGAAGTTTTAATCTGCAAAATAAAACGGGGGGAAAATTGATAAGTTACGAGGAGGCGGTTCTGCTTCGTCCTCCTGCGAAAAAAGGGGCGGTAAGGCTGGCGGATGAAACGCCCTTTAAAAATCCTAACCATTGGGAAAATCGCACCAGGAATATCAAACTAAAAAACGGCGAGATAAAGAAAATACATATTATTTTCATCGAGGAATTTAATGGTAAAAAGGTGGTTTTTTAATAAAAAAATAAATAAAAATGCAGAAAATAGACAATGATACCTATATAGTAGGGGGTAATTCTGTGGTGAGTTTCAGTGGTGCTGCCAAAGGTGCCAGCGCTGAGCCTCACAGTGTTGCGAAAATAAACGCATCGGCTACGGATTCCAATAACTGGTGTAACTGGGGCGATGATAACCAATATCCTAAACGCTTGATGGAAAAAGTGGCGATGGTGGGCGCTGCTTTGGGCGGATTGGAGGTGCTTACTTCGGCTCATTATGGGCTGGGGCTGAAGGTTTTTGAATTGATAGAAACCGAGGGCGATGCAGAGTTTAAGGAAAAAATCCCAAGCAGTGAGCCGAATATCTATGATTTTTTTGATAGAACGCAGTTCGAATTGGTATTGAGCGATTTGGTGGCGGATTTTGAGTGCTTTAGTATTGCTTTCCCAGAATTTCTGCTGAGTCCAAACGGAGAAGAAATTATTTCTGTATCGAGACAGCAGGCGGGGTTCTGTAGGTTTGAAAAGCCAAAAAACGGCATGATAGAAAATATCTACATCAATTCTGCGTGGGGCGAAACGGATTTTAACGAAAAAGATATCATAAAGGTGCGATGCTTCGGGCAGAATTTGTCCATGCAGGAAATCAAGGACTACTGCAAGGCGAAGAAAATCAGCAAATTCATTGTTCCTATTGTCAATACCTTGATTATAGAGAAAGTTTATCCATCAGTCGGCTGGCATTCTTCGTTCAAAAACGGCTGGATGGATGTAGTATTGTCCGTTCCAGAGTTGAAAAAGCGAATGTTTGAGCAGCAGTTTAATTTTAAATATATGATTCATATCGCTGATGATTTCTTTATTCACAGATACGGAAAGGATGAGTGGGCGAAGTTCGACAGTGAGCTGAAAAATAGATACAGAGAAGAGCTGGTAAACAGCATAGACAAAGAGATGACGGGGAATAAAGGAAGCGGAAAAAGTTTGATTTCTCCATTTTTTAGGGACAAAAACTCGGGAGAGCTGATAAAGGGAATTCAGATTGAGGAAATCAAGCAGACACAGGCTGGCGGTGATTTTCTGCCCGATGCCAGTGCTGGGAACTCGGAGATTTTGTTCTCTATGGGGGTAGATCCAGCCCTGCTGGGAGCGGGCGTTCCTGGTGGAAAAAACTTGAGCGGTTCTGGTTCTGATAAGCGGGAGGCATGGACGATACTTTGTGCGAGGCTTCCGAGGAAACACGCCCGAACGCTTTGGGTTTTTAGACTAATTCAGAAATGGAATAACTGGAATAAAGACCTCGTGGCGAAATTCCCGAACATCAATCTGACAACTTTGGACAAAAATCCAAATGGACAAGTGGCAGTCAAGAATTAAATTACCAAAAGTAAAAGTTTCGTAATCAGTGCCGAAAATATAGTAACAATGGAAAAAATAACAGAGCAGAAAGCCAGAGAGCTGGTGAGCTTTCCCAAGAATTTTGATTTTGAATTGATAGACCAGCAGTATGGATTTGAGAGAAAGATTTTCTCCTTGGTAGACAAAAATGTTTTTGAGGAACTGAAGAGTTCAAGTCCAGTGGCTTATAATAATTTGGTAACGGCGGGGCTTCATTACAGTTTTGTTTTGTCGCTTCCGAGGATAAAGGTTCATCTGAGTAACTATGGTATCAACCAATATGAGCAGGGAACGACCAAAAACGCCAGCTGGTGGGATGTTCGTGACTTGGCTTTGAGTTGGCTCAGAAAGGCAGATTTTTATTTAGCAAAAGCTTTGAACCTTTTGGCGGAAAAACAGGAACTGCCTTTTTTCAAGAGAAGTTTTTCTCTACTGCCATTTTCTGAAACGAGATATTACTTCGGAGAAATTTCTCCAGAGGTTTATTTGATGCTTTCAGATTTGATGCGTGGTGCTTTGGATGAGTTTCTTTCCAAAATGAAACCTTGTGAAGCAGATATTCTTCTGGGCGATGATGTATTAAGAGGTATGATAATGAAATACTGCATTGAGAAGGCTATCGCAGATGCGGCGGCGGAACAGGGCTTTCTGTTTACCAGCACAGGCATCGTGGTGCAGTATGAGGAATTACCGTGGCAGAAGTCTGTAGTGCTTACAGATGAGGAAAAAAGAATATTCCAGGTGCGCCATATCAGAGGAAGTGAACGCTATCTTACACAAATTTGGGACTATCTGAGCAAGAACAAGGACAATTTCCCTTGCTGGAATGCCGAGGACTCTCAGCTAAAAGTCCCTATCATCGCAAAAAAAGGAGGTCTTTTCTTGTAATATCTTGTCTTTTTTTAGCACCCTGCGGGGTGCTATTTTTGTTTTTGTGATTACAGAAATACATACAGAAGATTTGCATTATTGTCCAAGCACAGAGGTGTTTGGAGGTATTTTGGTGAGGCTCTACTATGCTTCTGTTTGGGACTTTGCGAAAATAGTTCTTCCCGAAGCGGAGGGCTACGAAGATAGCAGGATAATTTCTAAGGGAAATATTTTACTCAAACACGGAAAAAGTCTAAAGGCTGTGGATGTTTATCTAGACCAAGGTTCTCTATCGGAGAAGGTCACTGGCAGTGCAAAGAGATGGAAGCAGATGAGCGAGCTTTCGTTTCAGCTGACAGGAATGACGCCTAGAAACCTTGGTTTTCTTTCCCAGACGGGGAATTCTGGACTGGTGTTTTTGGTCTCGGATAGTAATGGCAGAGTTTGGGTTCTGGGGAATCTTAGGAATGCTGCATACCTTACCAGTGGAGATGCTACTTCTGGGAAGAAATTCGAAGAGGACAACATGGTAAATTTCACTTTCTCAGCCAATACAGGGCTGTATGAATATGCAGGAAGCATCGCAGAAATAGGAGAGGAGGCAGAGAAAAAACAAGTAGGAGGGTTCTCCAAAGGATTTAGTAAAGGATTTAGAATATAAAGGACTATGAGTAATTTAACAACATTAGAAGAAATCAATAAGCTTCTACCTGATAATAACAACGGAGAAATTACAGAAGAAGACCTCCGAAAGTGTTTTGAAAAAACTTTTACTGAATTAGATAGAAAGGCGGATTCGTCTAGGGTAGAGAGCATAGAAAGGGCGCTTCCTCTAGTTGCGACCAAACAGGAACTGAAAGCTGTTGAAAATAAAATAAAGAGTGCAGGCGCTACACCTACACCTGCTCCAACTGTAAACAACAAACTCGCAGGAAAGAAGATTTCGTTCATGGGTGATTCTATTTCTAATTTTGGTGAGACTTCTGCTGAATATAATACGACCACAAAATATACCTTTGATGACACTTGGATAGGGCAGTTTTTGCAATTAACAGGAGGAATCAAAGGAAAGATAGATGCTATTTCAGGCACTACAATGCAGGCGATAACACTAGATGGTGGAGCAATCTACAATACTACACTAGGAAGGGTTGAACTTTTGCTCGAAGACAGCGACTACATTTTCATTTTTATGGGCGCTAATGATCAGCGGAATGATGGTCACAGAGGTCATAAATTAGGGGCAATCCGACCGAAAGGAACGCTGGGGAATTTTGATAATACAAACCCTAATTTCCTTGAATTTACAGGAGCTTACCAATTATACTTAGAGAAAATTTTAAAGCGACACGCCAAGGCTGAAGTAGTTCTGATGACTCCTCTTAAAGCTTTTAGTCAAGGTACTGAAATAGACCTAAACAAGGCATCCGACCAGTATGCAGAGAGGGTTATAGAGATAGCCAAACTATATGGTCTCAAATGGATTGATACCAGAGAGGCTGGATTTACCAACTACAACCACCAGCTGTTCTTCTCTGATGGTCTACACCCGAACAAAGCAGGGCACAGAAGAGTAGCCAGACTTGTGACAGAGAAGGTTTTAGAATTTGGGGTTGTGAGTGATTCTTCTTCAGCAAGTTCAGCGGAGATAGTTATAGGCGGTGCTAATCTTCTGAAAAACACAGCGCTTCCAATGTTTGTGCCTAATGGAGCAGGGACAGGAACATCTGTGATTATGAGTGATGCTTCAGGAAGTTTTGTGCGATATACTCCTGATGCAGATAAGGTTGTTTCGGTTTATGGTTTGTTTTTGGAAGGGAGTAATTTGGGTAATCATTCCAAAAGCATGGATTTTAGACACTCACACACATCAAATGTTACAATTTGGGGACAAATCATACCTCCGAATAAATGGACAAGAATAAAACAAGAAAGTTTTACAAATTCGACAGGTTGGACGGTTTTCACCTGCGATATAGCAGGAGTAACTGTAGACATAAGAAATTATAAAATAGAACTTGGAAGTAAGGCTACTGATTGGGTGCCACATATCTCTGAATACAAGCTTGGTGTTTCAGATGATATGATAGACATTGTTCTGCCGTGGACACATGATTTAGAAGTTCCAATAGAAATTAACGGAGATAACGACCGAGTAATCTATAAACTTCCAAGAATAGAGAGTATAGTAGAAATCCTTGAATTTAGGCTTGTTCAAAGAAATGGAACGGTTACCGAAATCAAAGGCTTGAAAGTGATAACGACCAGCACGGGCAGAAAGGGTATTCCGCTGAAAGCAAAAGAAATAGAAGACCCAGTGAAAGTGTATGTAAAAGCTTTGTTGAAATAGACATAAAAACCAATAACCATGATTGTAATACAAAGAACAGGAACACTGAATTTAAATAACAGAAGACCCATTAGGAGGGTTGTAAGTTCTCAACACAAGCAGGTGCTTCTTTCAGAGGATGTGATAGATATTAAGGTAGAAAGTAAATCTCCTTTAGACTTTTATATAGGCGATAAAATAGAGTATAGTGGTCGTTTTTTCTATCTCAATTCAATGCCAAAAGTTGTAAAAGAACAAGGTTTTTACTCCTACAATTTGACTTTTGAGGGGGCGCAATATCTTTTGCGCAAGAAGATTTATTTTAATCTTGATAAAACAGGCTTTCAGACTTCTGCGGATTTTCCATTGACAGGAGAAATAGATATTTTCCTTAAAGTATTGATTGACAATATCAATTCTGTGGAAAATGGCGCTTGGGTTTTAGGTGACTATCCTAAAAATACAGAGGGAAAAACACTTACTTTTTCTAATGAAAATTGTCTTGCTGTGCTGCAAAAGATTTGCAAGGAGTTTGACACTGAATTTGAAATCAAAGAAGATGTAAATGCTGGAACAAAGACCCTTAACATTAAGAAAATAGGAAACACCAAAGATTTTGTTTTTGAGTATGGCAAGGGTAATGGTCTTTACTCTATCAATAGGGATAATGTGGCTGATGATGTGGTTACAAGGCTCTATGTGTATGGGAGTTCAGACAATATTCCATCTAAATACAGGGATTATTCTGAAAAATTAAGAATGCCTCAAGCACAAGGGGATTACCTGCAAGATGATGAGAAAATAAGGCTCTTTGGAATGAAAGAAGCGGTTAAGGTCTTTGAGGATATTAAACCGACTTTCAAAGGGATAGTTTCAGGGGTTGGAAGATTTGATGAAGCATCAAAAACACAGGAGATTTTTGTTTCTAATATGGATTTTGACCTTATGGAAAAAGACCAAGAGGGAAACACCAAGTATCTGATAACAGGGACACCAGCAAAACTACATTTCAATAAAGGGAATTTGGCTGGATATGATTTTGAACTTCTTGCGCTTACAGGCTATAATCACGCTACGAAATGCTTTAAGGTAAAGCAATTTACAGATGAAAGAGGGCAGAAACTCCCTGACAACAATACTATTTTCAGTTTTGAAGTAGGGGATGAATTTACCATTACAGATATTGTAATGCCTGAAATGTATATCACAAGGGCAGAGGAGAAACTTTTGGAAGCAGGTAAAAACGAATATGCTAAACTCTCTCAAAACAACACGAAATACAGCATCACAATAGACCCTATGTTTTTGAAAAAGAAAGGGAACGAAAGCACTGTTTTCTTTGAGATTGGAGATTATATCCGTGTGGTAGACAATCCTTTAAAGATTGATAAAACAAGCCGTATTATCAGTATGACAAGGGATTTGCTAAATCGTTTTAGCTATACTCTGGAGATTGCTGACACTTACGAAGTAAGTTTTACAGCAAGTGTTCTAAATGATATTAAAGACACGAAAAAGGTGGTAAAATCTCAAACGCAGGTTATCAGGGAGAATTACAAAAACGGCTACAAAAACATTTTGGAGTTGAAAGACAGCATTTTTGACACCGATGGACACTTTGACCCAGACCATATCAAACCGCACTCTATTGACACTAATATGTTAAGCGTAGGGGCGAGAAGCCAGAATTTTGTACTGGAGGATGTGGTTTTAAATCCAAATGTAAATGGAGAGCCAGCCAATGTTTCTATTAGTGGGGGGAGGCTGGTTCATTTCTCTATTGCAGAGGATATTAAGGTTTGGGAGCTTTTGCCATTGCAGCAACAGAATTTACTGGATATAGTGTATTATGTTTATGCGAAAGTAGAGAAAAACGGAACATCAGGAAGTTGGCATATTACAACAGACAAAATCAAGTTTGATGAGATGCCAGATTATTACTATTTCCTTTGTTATCTTCTTTACACACCAAAGGGAGGAAAGAGAGAGGCAGAGGCGATGTATGGTAATGTAACGATGCACGGCGGACAAATCACAGCAGGGAGAATAAAATCCTTAAATGGGCAGACTTATTTAGACTTGGATACAGGGGAGATTTCAGGGAAGATTACATTTGTAATGCCTGATGGGACAACTACTTCCAATGTAGAGAAAGGAATGCTGGGGAATACCATTATAGAGGGCGGAAAAATCAAGTCTACCCTTATAAATGTAGAAGAAATTGCCGTAAAAGCAGGGGAGCATGTAAATGCAGATATAGGGGATATTAAGAAAAAAACGGACAATTTTACATCTATTAAGGGCGGTCTTGTTTCTTCTAATATTATTTCTGTTGGGGATGATAAAGACAATCAGAATGCTTTTATTTCAGGGGTTACTGACAAGGGAGGAGAGAGTGTAAGGTTTGGCGCTGGAACTGGTTATAAAAACAAAGACAATGCACCTTTTAGAGTCTTGGATAATGGTAAGATGATTGCGAAAAACGCAGAAATTTCAGGGAGAATTGATGCCTTGGGAGGTAAGATAGGAGAAATTAAAATAGACAATGGGTGGCTAACTGCAGGTGAAAGAGGCGAGAATGATATGTATCTAAGTGATAAGATGTTTGGAATGACCCAAGATTATAACGATGATTTAATAATAGGAACAGGATATAAAAAAGTTTCTATTGGGAGAACGACAGCGCCCGCGTCAGACCCTTACAATATAGGCGCTGCTATGAGGGTAGAACATAATAGAACTCCTAAAATACATCTTACCAACGATGAAAATGTAGCCTTGCAGTTAGAAGCTAAAAACAACCAAAAACAAAATATCGCTTTAGATATTATAAAAGGAGATATTCGTGTGCTTGGGAAAAAGGGATACACAGGTAGTTTTTATATTTCAACATATGATGATTTCGGAAAAAATGTTGTCACTACAATAGAAGTTATTAGCGGGATAATAACTAATGTTAAAATAGAAAGAAGATAATAAAAACCCGCTTTTAAAAAGTCTATTTTTAGATACGCTCTAAAAATGGGCTTTTTTTATTTAGTAGAGAAATAGGGAGTGTTTATTTTTGAGCTTAATACAATTTTTAAGTTTAAAATGATGAATATTAGGGAGTTTATATTGAATAACTTGGTGTTGCTGTATAAAGGCGGAGTTTTTGCGAAAATAAACGCTTCGTTCAAGCTGTGTATGTTTCCTGCGGTTGCGGTTTCGGCATTTGAGTATTTTTCAGGGCTTTACACCACGGATTTGTCGTTCCTCTATGGCGTGTTGCTCGTGCTAATGATAGACCATGTTCTTGGAACTTACCTGCATTACTTTGTAGATAAGGATTTCACTTTTAAGGCTAATCTTTTAGGGCTGTTGAAGAAACTAACAGTTATCTTATCAGGGTACTCTATGCTGTTAATCATGCACGATGCACTGGATGAAGTGGAGTTCTTGGATGTTTATTTCAAAGTGATGGTAAAACTGATGGTATTGCTTTATCCTCTTGGTTCTGCTTTGGTTAATATGTCCAAAGTGACAAACGGAGCTTTTCCACCGAGTGGGCTTTTGAAGAAGATAAAGAATTTTGAGAAGACTGGCGATTTGGAAAGTTTAAAGGAAAAAACAGAAAGTGATGAAAACGATGAGAACTTTAAGGAATAGCATTCCCTTATTGGGGTTTGCTATGTTTTTGTTGCTGTTGGGATGTGGAGCGAGGAATGTAAAAAAGAATAAAGAGAAAGATGATCATAAAACTGAAATTAAAGAATCGGTAAAAACAGATTCTGTTTCGGAAACTCAAACGGAGGAAACTGCTAATATTAAAACACTTACGAAGTCTTTGGATTTTGCGATAAAACCAATCGGCAGCGAGCCTGTGCAGTTTAGATTTTTATATAATGGAAACATTGTAGAGGGCAGTGCTAACGGAGAAGTCTATTTCAAGGACAAAAAGCAAGAAAAGGACTCTGTGGTAAAGATCATAGAGAAAGTAAGGGTTGAAGTAGAAAAGCAGGAACAGAAGCAGACAAAAGAACAACATAAACAGACAAAGGAAGAGAAACAATCAGAACGAGCAGAAAGTTGGATCATATATTTAATTCTGATCATCGTGGGAATGTTCCTCTGGGAGAGGCTGGAAAAGGTAATTGATAAATTTAAATGATATGGCGGATATAAGAAGTTTGAGACCATTTATATTAAAATGGGAGGGCGGACTTTCAAGAGACCCAAAAGACACTGCAAGTAAGGTAAAATGTCCTACGCCTTACAAAGGAAAGACAGGCTACCACACGAACAAAGGCATAACCTATGCGGTATGGCGTTCGGTGTTTGGTTCTGATAAGGATATGCGGTTCTTGGAAATGAACGATGCCGATTGGGATATTGTAATAAAAAGGCTGTTTTGGGACAGGTGGATGGCGGATTTGATTAAAGACCAAGCAGTAGCCAATACTTTGGTAGATTGGGTTTGGGGAAGTGGTGTTCACGGCATTAAGATACCTCAACGAATGCTGGGAGTAACGACTGATGGCGTAGTAGGAGCAAAGACCATAGAAGCGCTGAATAACGCACCGAAAGACTTCTTGCAAAGGCTCTATAAGGAAAGGGAGGATTTCCTGCATAGAATAGTAAAAAGCAATCCGACTCAAAAGGTATTCCTGAAAGGCTGGATGAACAGAATGGCAGACTTAAAGAAATGGAATGAGAGGTTTTTGAGATAGATTTTCACAAAAATTTATCTTTCATTTAAATGAAATAAAAGGTAATTTTGCAGAAATTAATCTTATTTTGAAAAAAAATGATTTTCCAATTAGCATTGCTAAAAAAAGAGAAAAAAAGAATTTATTAAGAAAAAAGAAAAGATATAATCACGCTACAAATTCTGTCTTTTATAAGATACTTAAAACTCAATTAGACAATGATAAAAAAATTATAGAGCATAATACATTTAAATTGTATGATTTTCTTTGTAAAGAAAAATTTGTAGAAAACGGTGTTAAATATGGGGTACTGATAAGTAAAGTTACGCCCATTATGCTTTATGCCGAGCCCGATCAAGATACTTCTCAAACCAAAAACAAACGTAAATAACCCCACACCTTTTTTAAAGCGCATTAAAAGCCCTTTAAACCCCCAAACCCGATAATCCCTATAACGATAACCAACGTTATAGGGATTTTTTATGTCCAAACCAAATACACAGCAGCCTGAACTGGCATGGCTCGCCATCGCCCGCCGCGAAATCGGCACGCGCGAAATCGCGGGCAAAGAACACAACAGCACCATTCGCAACTGGCTGATTAGCCTAAACGCATGGTGGCAAGACGACGAAACGCCGTGGTGCGGCACATTTGTTGCCCACTGCGCGCGCGAAGCGAACCGTGCGCTGCCCCGCTATTGGTATCGCGCCAAAGACTGGCTGAACACGGGCACGCGCTTGGATAAACCTGCCTATGG